GGGGGGCGTTGAATCCGAACATTCTCATGGATTACACCTCCCCACTGGCGAAGGCAGATATCGGCCCCGTGGTGAAGATCATGACCCTGCTCCCCACCGCAAGGGGCATGGGTCTGCTGATGGGCTCCAGCCCTGTGCCGGGAGCGAGGTCCGACCACGCAAGGAGGACAGTCACTCCAGTGAGGTTGATCCAAGGCCACGCCTCGGCAGAGACCATCTCGCCCTTGTTCATGTAGGTGAGGGCAGTGAGTTCCACCACGTAGATGAGGAGGCTCGTCGGTCCACCCTTCCGGCAGTAGAGCCTGTACTTCGATGCACCAGACACGGCATTCCACGACAGGGTGTGGTAGTTGGTCGCATTGAGCGTTGCCGGAGCGGTGGTGACGGAGATGATCGCAGACGGATCTGTCTCCCGGCCATCAGGCTTCACTGCCGTGACGAGATACTCGTACTGCGTGGTGCCAATCCCTCCCGCCTCTGTGAGCGAGAGTCCGGTGGGGGCGAGGATCGGCTCATCGTCCGATGCCCCTATTGCGACCACGGTACGGGCAACCTCGTACCGTGAAATATTCGATATGGAGAAGAAGCTCAGCTTCGTGTCCACCGAAGCCGACACAACATCATGCCAGACCCCGGTGACGGGGGCTAAAAAGCCCTTGTCCCAGTTTGCCATTTATACGACCTCCTTGGTCTAAGGCCAAGTGAACAGGGCAACCTCGCCCGTGTTATTCCATTCATCCTCGTTCTCAGCGCACACCCCTGTCCCGATCCCGGACACATGGATGAGGGATTCGGGGAGGGGCCAGAACCCGAGTTGCCCCTCGTCGTTGGTTCCGTAGTAGCAGTTCGGCGGGACATCGGATCCACCAGTCACGCCGAGGAGACGCACCACGTGTTCCGCTTCGTCCACGTAGATCAGACCGGCAACCTTGGAGTTCAGGAAACCAGTCACCGGGTCTGATGGGTCTGCCCTCACACACTCGTCTTGGGGGATGGGAAGCGGAGGAAGCTCCACCAGAGGGGCACGGGTGGGCTCGAGGGCACTTCCGTCCTCCGCAAACTTGATCCACTTGCCGTTGTTGCCAGACGGAACGAGTAGTTGGAAGACCCCCACCTGATGGGGATTGTCAACCCTCGCCATGTGGTCCATGTAGACCGTGGGTGGTATGGCTGGAGGCCCCTGCGTGGCAACGTCAATGACCTTGATTCTGTTCGAGGAGATCTTGATGACCCTCCTCTGGGACGAATAGGTTACCCTCATGGAATCACCTGCTTTCCGGGCACGATATGGAATCCGACCGTCCCGGCGCAGTCGGTGCCGTAATAACTCCTCCGTGGAACACGGTCAGACACGTCGAATACGGTGTTGTTGGGATAGGTGACTGGAATTCTTGTGGGTATCTCTCCCGGCACCACAACGTTCTCCGTGAACTCCCCCGGAAACGAGACCGTTCTGGAGATGGATCTGTCCCCCTTCATCCTCCATCGGTGCTCTCCTTCAGGTGAGCCGTAATTGACGTGGAGGGGGAACCTGATGTGGTTGGACAGCGAACTCTGCTCGGTGGTCTCGTCCACCTTCACCTTCTCGTCGAAGACGGTGGGTGGTCTGATGTCCTCCGGGTAGAGAGGGATCTCGTCAGTGGTGACGATGGCATCACCGTCGATCTTCACCCACTTGCCATCATTCCCCGAAGGAGCCGTTAGATCGGAGAAGCTGTCTTCGTGCGGGTTCGTCGAAACATCGAGGAGATGGGCAACGGCCTCTGGATCGAGGATGCCGGGTAGCCCTCTCGGCCCCATCTGGATGACACCTGACGGTTTCTCGACCTGTCTGACCTCCGTGTCCTTCTCGACGATTACGATGACGGCATCGTCGGGGATCATGTTGCCATGCCCCCCTTGACCCAGAAATACCCCCAAAGGATCAGCTTCCGCGACCCGAACCCGTTGTCTCCCCACAACTGGAAGAGGTACGCCACAGGGTCCAGCGTGTCCATAAATTCATGAGTGAAGTGGATCTGGATCGTACCCTCTTCCTCTAGGACCGTAATGCCTCCATTATCCTCGTTGGCCTCTGCGATGGGCTCGGATGCTGGGTCTGACCAGAGGAAGAAGGACGGGTTGAATCCGGTAAGAACGATTGGAGTAACTCCGTCGGACTGGCACATGATGATCTCTCCGTCGTACGATTCGCCCTTCACCGCTTCAAGGGTGCCAAACCTGTCAGCTGGCCCCTTGTATCCTGCGAGGGTCATGATCTCGCCCCCTTCATGGCCTCTGCCCACGCCGAAATGAGGGCAGTATCCTGCGTGATGTCGTACTCGTTGCGGTTCTGGGCGTAGACCGATGCCATATTGACGATCATGACCACCTGATCGACAGTGTAGGGAAGTTCGTCATTGTCCCCGAAGGTCGACGGAAGGGGAAGACGGGCAAAATATAGGATCTCATGAGGAACGGCCCCGTAATACTCCATGCTCTTCCCCACAATGGCAACTGGATGCTGTCCAGCCATGCGGACAAAATCGTCTGGGAGCAACATGGTCCCCATGACGGGAATGTTTTTCATCATGGACGGGTCACGGACTGCGATCATCTGCTCAGAATAGAACGACGTTGCCCTGTCGAGGTAGTCGAAAAGCTCCGAGTCATCCGGGAACCCGATCTTCTGGGCATCGCACAGGACCAGACGGAGCTTGTTGAGAAGGTCGGCCTTCTTCACTTCCCATCACCACCATCTCCCGAAGCCTCCATGGGAGTGCCGGTGAGGATGGACGCGACGAGATTCATTGCCCCATTCGGATCTCCAGAGACAACGAGTGCCGTTGCTCTGGCAAGCATGGTGAAGTAACTTTCGGGGATCTCGATGTCGCTGATGTCGTTCAGAATCTGGGGATGGAAGGAGAAGTAGAAAATGGTCACAGATGGCTCGCCGGAATAGATGTACATGCCGTCCGTCGAGTATTCAAGATTTCCGGGCATGGAACTGAACACGGCAAGCATTTCCTTCCCGTCAGAGGAGAAGACCCTGTTTACATCGAGAAAATCCTCGGGGAGGAGACCCTTCCCGTCAGAGATGACGATAGTCTCGCTCTTCCTGAAGATGCCACCCTTGGATTTCGAGTTGACCTCTGCGACGATGCGGAGGGCCTCATTGATGGATTCGTATATTTCCCAGTCCGACGTGATGTTTTTGCTTGTATCCCTAATGTAAAACCTGACCCTTGAAGCTACTGTTCCTGCTTTCATGTCCGATCACCTCACCACGGGGGGGTTCCCGTTACATATCTCGCCCCGCCACGGAAATAGTCTGTCAGTGCGTTTCCGCTCTGGACAGCGGAGTTCACAGCTTCAACGCTGAGACTCCCAGCCAGGGCACTGAGCGTCATGTCGATGACGTACTGGTCGAGATAGGACGGGAAGGGGATATCTGCGTCCCTGTCCGTCAGTTCGGTGAATTCGGGGATGTACAGGACGGACACGTCGTGGCTGGCATAGTTGTCTCCGGGGAGGAGTTCGATGCTGTCACCATTGACCAAGTATCTCGGGCTTGACGGGTTCCACATCTCGTACCCGTCGTACACCACATTAATAGGGAGGACGAGCCTCTTTGCCGTGTTGTCGAACACGGATACGATCTTCATCGGAGGACCGTCAAAGGTGATTTCGTTCCCAGACCCGGTAAACGTCTGCTTCGTATGGAGCTTCGATGAGTTGATCATCCCGCCATAATTCCACAGCATGCGCAGTGCGGAATTGAGATGGGCCATGAGATCAACTTCGCCGGGTACGGAAGCGACAGTGTCCCCAACCCTCCGCTTTACTTCGAGGAGAATGGCCCGGCATGTCGACATGGGTTATTCTCCCGTTCCGTTCGCCTCTGCCGCGAGGATGGAATCTACAATGGCAGACTTGTTCATTCTCGGAGTGACCTTGATGCCAATGCTCTCGGCATGGGCAGTAAGAACCTCCTTGGTGGTCATCTCGAGCTCCTCGCGCCGCTCTTCCAGAAGGGCCTTCATGTCGCGACCGGACATGATTTCCTCTTCAGGAGTAGGCTCCGGCATGGCCTCGATATCCTCGGGGGAGCTTACATCAGGATCTTCCTTCAGGCTCTCCACCGCATCGAGATGGACCGTCTTCGTTCCAAATGGCTGGAGGACCGTCCCCCTAGCCGACGCGAATGTGCCGAACTGCTTGAAGTTGATGGCGAACCGGTCTGAGAAGGTGACACCGGTAATGGTCCGAAATCCGTTCTTCACCTCAACCTTCTCTTCCGGGATCTGGGCATCCATCAGAACCCTCAACTGGGCACCGGAGAGTCTGACGGGCTTCTTCGTCTCGAACGAACTGAGCACACCGTTGTGCCCAACGATGAAGCTCTTTGCGCCGGGGTCGAGGTTGTCTGTCACGGAGACCTCGTAAAACAGGTCATCCCTGAACATTTCATTCATAGTTCCCTTAACATTTCCCACTGTTTATTCCTCCTTGACATAAAAAAATAAGGGGAGGAGCACTATGGCCCCTCCCCTTTCGATCAGTTGGTTTTATCCACCAATAGGGTCAGCAGTTACGGTCGCAACGAAGGTCTTTGTGCCCACTCCAGTGATGATTGCGTTGGTGGCAGTTGAGGGAGCAGAGACGGTCAGAGTGGCCTTCTTCCCTGCCACCCACGTTGCTTCGGGCATGGTGACGGTCACTGTAAGCTGACCTCCGACCATATCGTGTTCGCCAGCCTCAGGATCGATCGTTGCATCAGGTGTGTCATCGTCGGCAATGGCAAGCTTGATCTTGCCGTTGTACCAGTCGAGGAGTTTCCCTGCGGCGTTCTTGAGGCTGATGGTGATGGAGTAGACCACATCACCGGCACCAAGCTCGCTGACAAGAGGAGTAGCGGTTGTCTGGGAGAGAGAGATCACCCTGTCACCGGCGAGGGCATCCCTGACCTCTTCCATGTACCTCGCCATGGTGGCGAAGTTCTCATTCATTTCCGCATGGGGCATTGTGTTGAGGGTAGGATAGCTCACTTCAAAACCTCCTTACTTGCTCACGGCGCACTCGAGCCGGATTATCCATGCGTCGTTGAGGATCTTCCCAGTCCACATGGTCTTCCATCCAGCCGATCCCCTCTGGTTCAGGGGGTCGCTGGTATCGCTCCGGTCGGAGTCACCGTGGACCTTGATAATGATCCCGTGGTTGGCCCCGGAAAGAGGAACCTCACCGTAGGCATCCTCGCCGAAGATCAGGACGGGGTACACGTCGGCCTTCCCTGCCGTGTTCTTCACGGAGGTGCTGGAGCCGCCAAGGCCCTCGTAGCACATGGCCTGAGTTGTCTCGACGAAGCGGATCCCCTTGTAGGAACCGATCTCGCCTTCGATCACTCCGCTGTTGGAGGGGTACTTCTCCACAGGCACGAATCCGGTGAGAGCCTCCACGTCGTTGCTCATATAGGGGTGGATGACAGCGATGTATCCGGCCCGGATGGGAGTGGTGTTGTAGTTGGTGGTCGCGCTGACCTGTTTGGCGATCCGGGGAGTGTTGGCCAGCTTCAGCGTACGGATCGCAACGTCGAGGTCGGATGTGGAGATCTTTGCAACCACGCTGTCCCGTCCGGCAACATTGTTGGCGTACATGACGTTGGAACCGGCGAGGAGGTCGTTCCTCATGAGAATGTCATGGGTTTCTCCCTCCTGCTCTCCAAGCTGTTCGGATGCCTCGGTCAGGAACGGGTCGATTGCGGTCATGAGCACACGGTCGGTCACGGGGATCCAGTCACCGTACTGCTTGATCTGTGCGGTGATCTCCGTGTAGTCGAGCTTGTTGCCGACGGGGGTGACGCCTTCAGTCAGCGGAGTGAGCGCGGGAGCGAGGCTCCCCCACCTCTTGAAGCGGATAACCTCTCCCTTGTTCCGGGGCAGGGGGCGTTTCTGTCCCCATTTCCTGAACGTGATCAGGGGAACGGCCTTCCGAAGCGCGACCCGGTCGTAGAAGTCCCGGATCTCGTTGGGGAAGTTCTCAGTGGTCTGGCCACTGATTGCGAAGAACTGAATGTTGAAAAGTTTGTACATGGGTGTCATCATCTCTCCTTCTCTGGTGTTCTCTGGTTTTTGTGCGACGGGATAAAAATAATGGTGGTGCCCATGGAGGGGTGAACCCGCTCTCTCGAGATACGGGGGCCGCAGGGCAAAACCGTACGGGGATTAAAGTTGCCGGGGCCCGATACTCAGTCCCCGTCCCCCTCCATGGAAATAGGGGTGTTACATGCCGCCGGAACGGACCTTGTTCAGCACCTTCTCGAAATCATCCTCGGAAAGCTTCTTGAAATCAGGGAGACCAGATCCGCTCCTGCCGGAAGAACCCACACCCCCCTTCTCGGCGAACGGGACTGACCGTTCCTTCAGAACGGTTCTCCCGCCGGGTGCGCTGTTCACGGTATCTCCTCCCTTCTGTGGTTGCGGTGCCGTGTTCTGATTTCCGGGAACGGAAGAAGGCAAGTTCGGCATGATGGGCGCGCCGAAGTACCCTTCCCTTCCCAGAAGTCTGCATGCCTTGTCGTACTCCACCATGAACGTGGCGGGATCTGAGTTCATGGCCTCCTGAAGTGGTTTGGGGGAGTTGGCCAGAACCGGCAGAACCTCGCTCAGTCCCGGGTCTGCCATGGCGAGCCGCGCCACCTCATGTTTCATAGCCGTCATCCTCTGGTTCCGGGCATCGGCCTCCCTCTGCTCGAGAACCCGCCTCACGTTCTCCTCGACGAGCTTGGCCTGTCTCTGGGCATTCCAAGCCTTCAGCCTCTTCTCGTAATCGTCGAAGGTCTCGTCATCACCCTGCTCGGGTTCCGGCTCCTCGGCCACAGGCTGTGTGGTGGGCACTGCTCCCCTCCGTCTCGCCTCGATCATGGAGACCACTTGCTGGGCAAGCTCAGGGTCTCTCTCGACCTCAATGAGATACGGGACATAGGGTGCGATCTGCTGTCTCAGTGCCTCAGCCTCGAGCCCTGCCGTGGCGAAGCGGTCATATTCCTCCTGAGAAGCGACCGGGATCTCCCTTCCTCCGTACTTCAGGACACGGAACGGAGCGGGGGCCGGTGCCGGTTCGTTGGGCCGGGCCGGAACAGATCCACCTTCAGGCTCGCCCTTGTCCGGCTTGGGAGGAGTCTTGTCGAATGGGGAAGCTGACGGCTTCTCCTCATCATCGAACAGTGTCGCGGGGTCAATTCCCTCCGGTGCGTCTTCGTCGAGGACTCCACCGTGGATCAGCGGGTTCTTCGCGTCGAATTCGCTGTACCGGCTGTTCTCGACCTCCTCAGGCTCGATGGGAACAGCCTTCTTCCCCTCATCTGCGACAGGTTCCCCTTCTCCAGAGAAGAAGTCGAGGACGATCGGAGTGACGTAGAAGCGGCGCATCTTCGTGGCCACGTCCATCACACCATCACCTCCTCGCTGAAGGATATGTTCTCCGGGTACTCCTCCGCGAGATTGGCAAGGGACTTGGCCACCACTTCAGCGAAGGGGGCCGCCTTGTCTGCTTCCTTCAGAGGCCATTCGATCTCCCACTCTCCCTTGGCGTGGTCAGTCCTCACGGTACAGGGAACACCAAGGTACTGGCGAACCCCGCTTTCGAGGATGTGCATTGCCATGGAGGTCGCGGCGCACAGAACGTCCCGCCCGGCCTCGTCGTAGTTGGCATGACCGGCGCAGGCGATCATGACGATCTTCTTCTCCCCGTTCTTGTCTTCCTGAACGTACACATCTACACTAGTCATCCCACTACCCTCCTCTTCGATTCGATCCATGTCAGAAGGGCTCTCGCGCCCTTGATCCATCCCATGGCCTCCATCACGCCATGCTGGTCCTCATGCCTCAAGGCAAAGAGGGCACCGTGAAGCTCCCGCTGGTAGGACTCCTCAACCCTGCGGAGAGCCTCCATATCCAGCCGGGCCAGCCATGGGGCCAGTTCCTGCGCCTGTTCGTGCATTCGGGTCAAGTAGTCCTGTAACCGCTGGTCCCGACGCTCTTGACTGCCCTTTTCCTCCTCCAGAGGAGAGGGCTCCCTGACTGTTTCCACCACCATCGACCCCTCCTCCCAGTCCGGCCCCTGTCACTGCGGCCAGAACATGATATGTTCCCTGCAATACGGCAACGATCTGCTGTATCGGGGGCATCTGCCCTGCCTGTACCATCTGGCCAAGCTGGGCGATCTGTTGCATCACAGCCATAAGCTGTTCTCTCTCCTGCGGGTCTGTGAGGTAGGACTCATAGTCCCTCCATCCCAACAGTTCCATGATCTTCTTCACTGCCTCATGGACGTTCTGCGGAGTCATCACGCCGATCTGCATCAGGAGGGTCACGTGCTGGAGAATGGACAGCATCTGCTCCACCCTCGTCTCCTCCTTGCCGGTCGCGCCTCCAATGTCCACCTGAACGTCGAAGTTCCCCGCGAGGTCATCCGGCGAGATCTCCAGTGCCTCGTTGAAGATTCGGACCACCATCTCCTGATCGATGAACTGCTGGTTCAGTTCCAGCATCATCTTGTAGAGCCTCCGAATGGAGTCGCTCATGATCTGGGCGATGAGTTCGATCCTCTGGGCCGAAGCGTTCATGATTGCGGAAATACCTGTGGCAGTATTCGATGTGAGGGTGAGCCTTCTTCCGCAGACATAGAGTTCATCCTCTGCGTCGACAGTCAGACACCTCATGGGTTCTATGGGTATCTCGCGGATCTTTACGATTGCCTGTTTTTCCCAGTACTTCGGATTCGTCCTCCATCTCGCCGCCTTTGCAGGGAGCGTCACCGGGCAGTACTCAAGAGCAAATGTCACGTGGGCATGAGGTCTGGCATTGTGGAACCTTCTCGACACGCCTTTGCGCCAGTTCACATTCGGCTGTCCACCGAGACTCTCCACAAGGAGAGCAAACCCCATTACAAGGGCCGGTTCCGAGTTGCAGAATATGGCGTTGCCGTTCTTGTCGATACAGCCGTCCGTATCCATGAGTCCACGTAGAAGGGCAAGTCTCTGATCGAAGCTCCCCTGAAGGTAAATATCAGGAATATGCTTTACATTGGATCTCGTCTCCTCGTGCCTCGAATCACGTAGCACTCCAAGATCCTTCAGCATTTTTCTGAACGGCGTATTTACAAGCTGGTACGTCTTGGCTTTCCCGCTGTTGCTATGGAGGCACTCCTCAACACGACCCTTGTAGAATGTCTTTGCCCATGAGTCGAAGGCCTCGACAATCTCCGGCTCCATCGTTGTGAACCGGTTGGTATGAGCGTTGCCGTCTCCAAGCCATGCCCCGAGGAGATAGGGAGGTATGGGGAGATCCTTCTCCGTGAAATCGACAGGGCCGACACGGGGGATAAACACCTTGTGCCCTGTCTGGATGAGGTCATATATCCGCTCTGTCGGGAGTTTTTCCCATTCGGGGGACATGTTTCTGCTGTGCCTGTCGCACACCTTCACCGACCACCGATGATCACCACCGGCGCGGATGACATCGCCGGACTTGAATGTGATCTCAAAGGCCCTCTCCGGCATCTGTACAGGGTGGGCCTTCAGGACTCTGACTCCCTTGCCGTCAGATCCGACAACTATGTCACCCTCGACAATGTCCTTGTTCAGCTTGTATGTTCCGTCGATGAGCGGAACCAGAGTGTCTAGGGCAAGGAGCTTATTGAGGGACCGTGCGTCGAGCCCCTGATTGTAACGGGTCACGCCGCTTCGCTGTTCAAGCTGGGTCTGGATGAACTCCATCATCTGGAGAGGCGCGCTCCCGAGAGGCTGGGGCGTGATCTCCCTGAACCCCTTGCCGAGGAAGTTGGTGAACACCACTCCTCCCGGTCGCGGATTGATCAGGGACTGGATGTCCACCCCTGCGTTCTCGTCAACCTCCCACATCTGGTTATTCTGGAAAGAAAGGTTGTCCAGCATCTGGCGCATCAGGGCAGTCTTCGTCTGCTGGAATTCGCCGACCAGTTCGGCGATCCCGATTCCGTGGAAACGGAAGAGGTCGAGGATCGGCCTCAGTTCGATGAACGGAGGCAGTCCGTGGGCGTACGGGTTCCGCTCCATCCTGATGATCGTGTCACCGGCCACCACGACAAGGTAGGGCTCGGCGATGCCGTCACCCTTCGTGTCGAGGAGACCCCACCACTCGTAAACCTCTACCTTCCGACGGGCGATCTGTTCCTGCTCGCCGGTATTCGAGAACATCGTCGCGTCACCGGCAGTGGCGTACCGGGTACTTTCCTCCGAATTCCGAAGAGCCTCGTCAGATGATGTGTGGCGTATGACCTCGGCGATACCAGAGTAGACACCCTCCTTCTCCTTCTCCCGGAGATAGCTGATGGTCCTCTTCACCCTGTGGATCACGAAGAGGGCCTCGTCCAGACTCTTGGCCTCCGGGTCGATCAGCATCTCCTCCGGCGGGATCACGTCCACCTTTGGGCCGGAGTAGGTCACGATCCTGCGCTCACCCCGCACGTCACGGTACACCCTCATCATTTCGATCTGGGGTGGAGGCCATCCGTATCCCATGGAGTTCGGGTCAATGCCCGGAGGCATCCCCTGCGGGATCTCCTCTACCCCACCGGCAGTAATCTCCTCGATGCTCTGGTCCTGCATCAGGGCCTCCATCTGGGGCTCGATGACCTCGGGCAGGTGGAACCCCTTCCGCACGAAGTCCTCGCGCCACGTGACCTTGGCGTAGGATGTCCCGTAGACCAGAGCGGCCTTAATCAGTTCATAGAGGACGAGGAAGCCCTTGCACCTGTTGGTGAACTGCCAGTTCAGCAGTTTCTTGTTCTTCTCCGCTTTTTCGATGTCCTCGCTCCCCTGCGGCTCCACGTCGATGGAATCCTTGCCACCGGCGAAGGCCTTCATAAAGCTGGGCATCATCCATTCCACCGTGTCCATCACGTCGGAGGACACTATCCGGGACCGGCCACCGTCCTTCTCGGTCTCGTTACCGTCGACCGGTTTGGCCCTGTAGAGGGAGTACATCTGGGACCGGAAGGCAGACATCGCGTCCGTACCCTTCTTCCCGGCCTCGATATCGTCCCGGACTACACGGAGAGCCATCTCCTTAAGCTCCTCGTCAGACTGCGCCGGTGTCCCGTACGGACTCTCCTCGGCACTGGTCCCGGCCATCCTCTCGTCGAACATGGTCCCCCATGGGCTTGTCATTCCGTTGTTGAGCACTCTTCCACCCCCTTTCCTTGTGAATGTTGTTTTGCGATCCGGTACGCACAAAAAGTCTTGTGCTTACTGGGGTAGGCAATAAAAATGGGAGCCCTCTGGGGAAGGCTCCCGTGGATCTGATACCCGGCAAGGTAGCGATTTGCCCGGCGGGTGTGACTATGGATTAAATCTTGTTCTCATCGATCTTGTGGTCACCGCACCAGTCGGTGGCGAAGGTCACGGGGAATCCGTTCATGGTGGGACACCGTCTCCGGCACCGGCCAATGGGACCCCTCTCCATCAGTTCGTCATCCTTCATGAGTCCACACGCCTTAGCCACGAAGAAGATGCACGTTCCGCAGATCATTCCGGTGGATCTCCCGGCCCAGTTGTCACCGTTACTCATCAGTAGAATCTCCCTTCCCTTTCAGTCCATTCATCCCCCACTGGAGGACGAATCCAAGGTGCTCCATCAATTTGCACCGGATCTTATACTCCCCATTTCGGTCCCTAATGGGTCCCCATTGGGTACCCATTGCCACCCCATTGCCATCCCATATGGGTGCCATCATCACGGTACGTCCCTCTTCGGGTAGTCGAGGTTCCGTCCGCTCTTCACCCGTTGTCCCTCCATGTCGCGCCACTTCGGTCCCATGGAGAGGATCGCCATCAGTGCCTGAATGCTCTTCCGGCCCTGATCCTTCGCCTCACCGGCGCGTCCGTTGTACAACTCCCACAGGAGCCTCTTACACTTGTTCGACACCTGAAGTTTGGGCTTGGAGCCGTTCGAGGCCACGAACAGCCTGTTGAGGTTGGCCACCTGTTTGTCCCAGTCGGACGGTGCCGGGACCATGCGGAATCCGGCTGACATGTAGGTCTGCGCCCACACCCTCCCGCTGATGGGGTGCTCCCTCCACATTGTGTCCGGTGCCGCCAGCTGAATCACCCTGCGGTTGCCGGTCCTCTCCTTGTACCGGGCGTAGAGGGTCTCAGGCGGGAGGTTGGCGAAAAGCTGGTCGTAGACCGTGAAGCACCCGTCCGGGGAGCATGTCATCCAGAGGACCACCGCCTCACCCTCCGGGTCTGGAACCATCGCGGTCCAGATCGGCCAGTGGGACGGCACCGGGATCTCGCCCACCACACAGGAATCAGTGGAGAAGGCCTCGATCAGCCGGTCCACCGTCGCGTCCTGAATCATGGAGAGGGTGTCGATCATATCGTCGTGGCCACCACTGGGGAAGGCCCTCATCTCTGCCTTCAGGCCCTCTACCCACTCGGCGTGTTGCGGAACCCGCAGGGCTCCCACCTTGAGGAGGGGGACCAGTCGGCCACGGATCTTGCTGTTTTTTTCCTTCCGGGTCTTTACTTTCACGAGATTGAAGTACATGTTGCGCTTCTTCATCTCGAGTTCGAGGGTCTGGGCGAGGTAATCCTGCGCGGCTACCGTCTCCACGCCGACGGACTGCGGTCCCCACCGGCTGACCGCACGGAAGATCGCGTCCACAATCCCCGTCAGATCCCTCCGGTCCCTGTCAATGTCGAGTACGTCCCAGTGACCGTCATCCCTGATGGCCACCGTGCAGATCACCGTCGGGTCACTCGAGTTTTTCTGCCCTACTCCGGGGTCGACCATGGTAACAATAAAGGCCCCGTCGAGGCTCAGTGAGTACTCGTCAAAGTACTTCAGATCCTCTGGTTTCAACGGTCTGGACTCTGCGGCCATGGCCTCGCACATCCGTTCCCGAGTCCAAACGTCGATCTTGCCGAGGGACTCAAAGGAGGCTCGTTCCGCGAGGATTTCCTCAGTGGGGAACCGCTCCGGCCACGATGACCTCTCCTGACCGTCGACTGTGTGGAGGATTTTAATCTTCTCCACCGTGAAATCCAGTTCCCGAGCGGATCTGTAGACCCTTTCAATTATGCAGGATTCGCCAAGATTGTTGCCGATCAGGAAGAT